CAGTAGCTATTGAATTTCCACCAGTTGCGGCTATAAATGCCGCAGGTGGTCCACCACCAGCACCAAATCCTAAGACTTGATAACCAAAGCTTTTTGTTTGAGGTCCTTTAGATTTAAATTTAAAATTTTTCATTTAAACTCCTACGTATCGTTAAGAGCATCAGTTGTAAAAAATAGTTTGATTCCTAAAACTCTTGCATCTGCACTAAAAGTATCTCCACCAGCATCTGCATCTCTATATAATTGAAAAAATGTTTGTTGATCTACTGCTGGACTTCCAGCAATAGTTACTGCACTACTTTCAGCAGTTACTTGTTGATCTTCAACAGTACCTATACCAGCATCAGTAACAGTAATAGCTGTGCCATACACAACATCAATAGTATCACTATCTCCACAAGCAACACCTTGTAATCCAAAAATACAGTCTCCTGTATTTGTAGAAGCAGGAGTCCAAAAAACTTGATATGTAATTGTGCCTTCATTCCAAGATTTAGGAAATGCTACTGAAAATTGTGCAAACTCATCTGTACCTGCATCAAAATCTAATACTTTCATATCAGGTCTTGTTGCTGTTGTTTCTACTTGTTGAGCATCAGCACCATTAGTTGTTGCACCATACATAGCAGAAGCAGGAATCCACATAGTTTCTTTACCAGCTTGTTTTACAGTACCTATGCTTGCAACGCCAGAGCCTCTATGATTAAATTTATTTGCTATTCCACTCATAATTTTTATTATCCTTTTATTATAATGTTTGGTCTAAATAACTAACCACAACATCTACATCAGCTGAACTACCAGTTATAAAACCTAGCATATCAGTACCTTCTAAAACTATTCTACCTGTATGTTCGAAAGTTTCATTAGCTCCTAATGCTTGTGTCTTGTAAATATAATGATCTGTTCCGCCATCACCATCATCTACATACAAATCAAAAGTTTCTGCAGCACCTGCAGTCTCACAAATTGTAATTGATAAAACAGTATAAGTATGTCCACTTGCACCATCTATCAATTTTGTTTCTGAATTTGAACAGGTAGGTTTTAATGCTACTTTTAATACTTCACTTGCCATTTTTGTTTTCTCCTATTGTTATAATTAATATCATGTTTAAAATCCCATTACAAGAGATTTACCAGTAGTAGATAATTGTCCACCAGCAGCTATAGTTGTTCCTTGAATAATTATATTTCCTGAACTGTCTCCAGAAATCCAATTAACTGAACCATCTACACCATCAGCAATTAATAATTGTTTGTCTCCAGTAGCTGAACCAGCATTAAGACTACCAATAATTACATTACCATCACCGCTTGTAATATTATCTCCAGCAGCTTTTCCAATAGTAATATTACTTGCACCACCAACTATTTCTGCACCAGCAGAGTCACCTAATGCTGTATTATTAGCACCAGTTGATTTTATTAAAGCAGCATAACCTACTGCAGTTGTTGAATTAGAACCTACGTTTGCTTTTAAAGCATCCATTCCAACACCAGTATTTTGATCACCAGTAGTAGTTGCAATTCCAGCATTACTACCAATGTAAGTATTTTTAATGCCTGAATTAATAATTTTACCAGCATCTTGTCCAACTGCTGTATTGTTCTTACCTGAAGTAAGAGCTGTCATAGCATCAATTCCTACACCTGTATTATCTGTAGCACTATTTAAAGTACCAGTAGTTGCATGACCAACTAATAAACTATCAGTAAAATTTGTTCCTTCTGTTTTTGCTGTTAAAGCAAAATTAGCAGCAGATTTACCATCTAATAAATTTAACTCTGTAGCTGTAGAAGTTACTGCTACATCTTCATTTATTTTTGGTGCTGTTAATGTTTTGTTTGTTAAAGTTTGTGTTCCTGTAAGTGTTACATCTCCAATATTTTGTGGTGTAATTTTTGTAAATGAAATTGAATCAGATCCAAGAGTTGCTGAACTATTTGTAGTACAAAGCCAAATAGTATTATCATTAGCTGTACCTTGATTGATAACAACCATTTGTCCAGATATTTCATCAATACTATCATATTCTGTAGATCTACTAGCAGTACCTGAACTAACAACTGTGTATATACCATTTTGACTATCAGTAGATTGATTTTTAAGTAAGACTTCATCTCCTGTAGCAAGTGTTACTCCATCAACTGTATCTCCATTTTGAAGATCAGATGAAAGACTTAAATTTCCTGTTGAGGCTGCTTCGCAAACTATTCTTGTTCTCATTCCAGCAATAGCATTATCTACATAAGTAGTAGCTGCTTTTGCTGCTAGTTGAGTTTGAATAGCTGAAGTAACACCATCTAAATATCCTAATTCTGTATCTGTAACAGCTGATACTGCAACTTTTTGTGAACCATTAGAAATCAAAGCTCTACTTGCAGTTAAAGATTCTGTATCAATTGTTGTAGCTGATCCAGTTATAGTTGCTTGTTTAGCATCTAACTGAGTTTGTAATGCTGAACTAACACCATTTAAATAATCAAATTCTGTTGTTGAAACATTTCCACCACCAATTTTAGCAGCATTAATTCCTGTTGGTATAGAATCATTAGTATTAGTTAAAACGCCTATGTATACTGAAGTAATAGCTTCATCAGATAATGATCCACTATCCCAAGAAATATTTACTGTTGTGTTTGTAGAAAATGAAGTAGATGTTATAGTTCCATAAATAGTACCAGGTGTTGAAGCTATAACTTTAATTCTTCTTTTTGCATGATAAATAGCAGTTACATTAATACCTGCTATTGTTAAACTTGTAGAAGATGCGTAGGCAGGTGTGTAAACTCCTGCACTATCTCCATATTCAATCCATTGTGAATCATTATACCATTGTCTAATATCTGCCATAACGTCTCTAAAAGCGTTATTAATATTAGATGGTAACATTCCTTCTGCAACAGATACAGATGAAGTACCAGTTGCTGAATTGTTTCCTGCTGTTGTATCGTATTTTCCTATGTATGTTCCTGCCATATTTTCTCCTAATTAAAATCCTAAAACTAAAGATTTACCAGTACCAGATAATGAAGGTATCATTCCTGACTCTAAAGATTTTCCATTAAGGTTTAAATTACCTCCAAGAGTTGGTGAAGTATCTTCATTTATTTCATTAATTCCTGAAGCTTCTGAATCCATAAAAAAATCAAATGCTTTATTGTTTTCGGTATTATCTTTATTAACTAATGTATTAACTGCTTCTTCAATTTGTCTTTGAAAGTATTCTTGTGTTTCTAAAGAATATCTAACATTATCTATATTAACTTTATCACTCATCTTTGTCCTGCTCTTGATGCTACAAGATCTACGCCTTGTGCATGATTAAATGTTGTTCCTGAAGCTACTTTAATATTAGCTCTAACATATCTTCCAGATTCTCTTACTGGATTTATACCACTTGTAACCATAGAAGACGAGCTTGATTCAGTTTTATCATCAGCTAAACGTTCTCTTGTTTTAACTGTAACTGTAGCTGCTGCATCTACAATTGGTCTAACGCCTGTTATATTTGCTCTTAATCCTGGAAAAGGTTCTAATTCAGAAGTTTCTACTTCGCATTCATTTGAAGTTCCAGAAAAAATTGCTGCTTTATAATCTTCATTAATTCCACCTAAAAGCATTTGTCCACCAGACCAAAAATCTGTATCTAATGAAGCATGAATATTTTCTAAATTTTCAGATAATATATCCATTAACTCTACTGTATAAGCTCCAATAAATTGACTAAAAATTGAACTTGCATTTGCTTTAGCCAAAGACCATTTTTTAGTAACATAATTATAAATAATAATTCTATCGCAAATACCTGTTGTATTAGAAGTATTATTTTTAGAAGGATATAACCACATGGCTAATTGATTAAAAGGATCTACTGCTGCACATATTCTATCTGAATATGCTTTATTAAGATCTAAATCAAAAAATCTATTAACTTTTTCTGCACCTATTGGAATTACTGTGTCTCCACTTATTTCATAAAAACCATCATCAGCATAAAAGAATACTCGTCTATTATCTTGACATACTGTTCTACCAAACATTGCACCTCTATTAGGTGAAATTACTGATAGTCTAAATACTGTTGCACCACCTACATAGTCCATACGAATGATTTGATTTTGTCTAAATACATAACCAACTTCACCTGATGTTATATGAACAACTTGTCCACCAGATCCTGGTAAATCTTGTAAGTCAGATTGTTTACCTGACCATACAGTAATATCATTAATACCAGACCATTGTATTCTGTTTGTACTATTTACAATATTACCTGTAACTAAAAAATCTCTAACTACTCCTGATACTCTAAATACTGGACAAGTACCAGCAGTTTGAATTGATGTCAGAGCTGCAAAGTTAGTTGATGTTCCCATTAAATAAAATTGAACTGCATCAACACCATTACTTGCAATAACATATTCACCAAATTGTGTGAATGTCCAAAAGTCATCAGCATTACCTGTTAAGCTAGCTTTACGAGATGTAAAAGCTCCTGATGTTAATTGATAAATATTATCTGTTGTAGAAACAAAATTATAAACTGTATTTGAATTATCTCTAAATGAACCTGCTCCTGTAGAATTTTCAGAGCCAGCTGCATTAGTACTATAACTAACTAAAGATGGAAATCGTTTATATGTGTTTTGAGCATAGTATACATTAGTTGCTACATTAGCCCCTTGTTTACCATGTTCTGGTTGATCAGGTAGCCATTCTCCAAAAGGTATTTGCATTATTTTCCTACTTTTTTAACAGCTCTTTTATGAGCTTTAGTGAAACTTAAACCAGCTTTCATATCTTTAATCATCATATTCATGTGTTTTTTTGAGTGGTGAGCTGATGCTTTTTTTAATTGTTTTCTTTCTTTTTTATCAATCATTATCTGTTCCTATAAAATGATAGATCGGTTTGAACATCTGTTCTTTGTGCTACAGGTGCTCCACCATATGAATCTTGTCTGTCGTTATTTTCGCATCTTTCCATAGCTGCGATATACATTTGTAAAAAACTTTGTACTTGTTGTGGATCCATTCCACCTAAGAAATTAGCTGCATGATAAAGACTACCATACAAATAGATTCCTGGATGTTTATCTAAAATATAATTGGTAGCGTTAGAACTCCCAAGAGCTTCAATATTTTTGTAGTATGATAAATAACCAGTATAAGTAGTATCAGGAGTAGGACCAAATCTAAATTGTTCAGTTTCATTATCTGCTTCAATTGTATAAGAACGAGGTCTACCAGATCTAGAGCCTCCTCTGATTTCAAATAAGTTATGAGGTGTAATGTATTCTAATGGATATTTAACACTAGATAATAAAAGATAAAATGATCTAACAGAAATAAATCCTGTTGGTACAGTTTCTGTTTCAGAATCAATAGTAATAGTATCAATCTGTTCCATCTGTCTTATTCTTAACTTAGCATTAAAATCTGCTTCAGTTAATTTAATAAAGTCATCAGCAATCTCATCTGATAAATCACTACGATTTAACCAGTTAGCTATTGATGCTTTTAATTCTGTATATGTTGATATTGCCATTATAAAGATCCTTCTGATGTTCTAAAATATCTAAAATCACTACTATTTAATTTAACTCTCATTATCTGTTTTTGTACTTCTTTAGGTAAAGCCCACCAATTACGAGTTCCATTATATTCTTTAGTCCATATTTGTAATATAATTGGGGGTACACTAGCAACTCTTCTCATATCCTTAGATGCTGTATAACCATTGTTTAAATTATAAAGCTCTTTATTTCTTTTCAATAAAGGATCAAGATTTTGTGAATTGTTAACTGTTAATTTTCCATCAGACTCTTGTATGTAACGAGTCTTGGTAGAATCAGCGTTCCATTCAGTTGCTCTTACTTTTGTCATTATTCTGTTAGTTCTGTAACACTTACTTTACCATCAGAGCCGCCAACACGTAAAACTGCAATCTTTTCGCCTTCAGATACTTTAATGTATTCTATATCATCTGCTGGAAGATATGCTGTTGTAGCTGCAGCAGTTGGTGCAACTGCAATTTGAATGTAAGTAGCAATTGTACTAACTACTCTTATACATTCAGTATTAGCTCCAAATGCGTCACTAGCACTAGATGAATTACCTGCGGTTAAAACTTGCTGTGTGCTAAATCTTAATGCGTTCATATTTTGTTCTCCTTTTGTTTAGGGGATGTTTCCATCCCCTGAATTAATTATCTTCTTATTACAAATGTTACTACAAGTTTTATTGTATTAGTAGAAGCTCCATCAGTGATCATTTCAATAGATCCATCTTCAGCAACATCGTTAGCTGCTGTTGGTTCTGCTGTATCAATATCACCAGCTGCAGATCCAGATTGTGTTACTGTAATTCCGCCACCAGTTATAGCTGTACCACCTATTTCAAAAGTAATACCTCCATTAGCTGTTCCGATTGCTCCTTGAAGAGCAGTTATAATTTTTATTACTTTGCCTCCATCAGGTACAGGTACGAATGTTGATGATGCTGTACTAATGTCTGCTATTGTAGATGTTAAAAAGTAGTCGTTTAATGTTCTCATTTTGTTCCTTCATTGTTCTGCCTTTAACCCCTCTCAAGACTTCAATGTTATATAAGATGGAAGGCGAGTAGATTTGAGGTTACTCGCCTATCCACGTGCTAATTATTAGCTAGTTGTTAAGTCTGCTACGCAACCTGACGCAGCTTCGTTTCTTGATTCTAGAGTTGCTTCTAAAAGCAATTGTTTTTTCTCTGTGTCTCCAGTCTTTGCAAGATCGTGCATTGAGAAATCTCTTAAGAATGCAACGCCCCAGAAATCCATATCTAGGACCCATGCTTCTCTGTCTCTTGAGAATCTATTAGGTACGACTTGTAATTGACCAAAGTCAGAAGCGTAAACATCTACTGATGTGTATAAAGTTGCATCAGCACCTGCATCGAATC